GATATACCAACAGGTCCTATTGTTAGTATTAAGTTATTACCGGATACGGCAATACTTACACTGTTATCGTCTCCAACAGTGGAAAATGGGAATCTAGCGAATGTATCAAATCCTAAAAGCATATAATATAACGGAGAGGGATGGTATGTGGAGGTCCCTCTCCGTTATAATTATATCAGCCTTTAAACCAAGATGGAAGTCCTAAATGTTTTCTTTTATCAAAGATATTGTCTTTTGCGCCTTTAGTAGCTGCATTATTATAATGCAAGAATACTTGACCACAATCTTGACCTTTAAACTCTTCTCTCCAATGTTCTAGTAAATTTCCTCTATAAACTAACATATCACCAGGTTTTAAATCTACTTTAATACCTTTGGTATTGTCAGTTATATATCCTTTTCCTTCAACTACTCCTCCTTTGTTAGGATCCTTTTCTATAAAAATAGGCCATTTGTCTCCACCTAGGTTAAGAGTAGTAGAAATTTCACACGAGAATCTATCTTTGTGGCGATGTAATACATCTCCCTTTTTATAAATTCTTGCATAAGAATAAGTTGGAATTAATTTTAATCCTGTATGTTTTTCCATAACAGGTTGAACAGCTAAGAGTAATGTTTCCATAGCAATATCTGAATAATGAGAATAAGTATTTGGAACTTGATCATCATTCCATACACCAAATTCAGTTGTGAATGGAGAAATGTATCTTGCATCAAACATCGTTCTTGCAACTTGTCTTTTCATTAAAAAATAATTATAGACAAAATTTGCAATCTTTGGATCAACTGCTTTTTCAATTACTATGAATCTATCTTTTTTAAAATTATTAGACATTTACCTTAGCCATTTCTTTTGGAACTGCTTGTATGTTAAAATGAATAAATCTAAATGGTTCTTTACCATGATCTACTGCATATTCATGTTCCATATATCCTGGAAAGAATATAAGCGTTCCGGGTTTAACTTTAAAGTGTACAAGTTCTGTACCATGGGTAATTGCATCTGGTTTCTTAAGCTTTAATTTAGTACATCGCGCCCCCGTGCGAGGTTCATGAAAAATTGGATATGAAGTTAATTCACTTGCTTTAAGAAAATAAAATCCACCCACATGTTGATTATGATGAATATGTGCAGAATGATGACCACCTCCATTTTTTGAAAACTGTTGTACCCAGCTTTCAGAAAAGAAAGTTGTATATTGTTGCATATCAAATCCTTGCCAATCTAAAAACTCCCAAGCTTTTTGACCTACATAATTATGAAAATCTCTAAACTTAGTATCAGCAGTTAATGGTGTTGAATGATAAGATGTACCAAAATCTCCATTCTTTTTGATATCATCTTTCCTTAACTTCATTGCTTCTTTAATATAACTATCAGTTGCTTTAGTAAGCGACTTTACAAATTCTGGTTTGTCTTCCATCCAGATTGGTGTTTTAAAATACTCGTTTATAAACATATTATTTAAAAGGATATCCAAGGTGCCATACTACCAATGAATATCTAGTTCCTCTAGTTACAGGTTGGACTCGATGCCACACAAAACTTGGAAATACTACTATCGAGCCTTTAGGTAATATTTCTTTTACAGTTAACAAATGTTTATCTTCATCACGCATGTGAGGATCATAATTTCTACAATCAAATTGTAATTCACCTCCTTGATATTCACTACCATCTGTTAATTGACAAGTCATAGATAACTTTCTAATTTTACCGTGACTATTTGGATCTTCTGGTTTATTATAAGGTACATCCCAAGAATCACAGTGCCAGTCGTAATATTGATTTAATTTATATTTTGTAAATTGACAAGATTCAGAAAAATTCCAATCAAAATTCCAACCAGCTTTTTTATTTGCCTCATGCACGTACGGGTGTATTTCTTTATAAATCCATTTATCATTTAACCAAACAATATTAGAATTTCTTTTCTTTTTTAAATCTATAACTTCTTCTTCTTTTAATGGTTTTTCTTTTAAATTTCTATCTCTTCCATATCCACCAGTAATTGCTAAATCTTCTTGATGTTGTAATCCATATTTAATAATATCATCGCAAATCTTTGGTGGTATTGCTGATTTAAAATACCAATAATAATTAGATAAATTCATAAGTAGTAGTTAATATAAAGTTTAATTGTTCTGATGTATTTGCAGTTATGTGATATCTTTGTGTAGATGGAAACATTACAAAATCATTATTGTTTAAAGGTATTTCCCAACTTCTTCCTTTTCTTCTATTATCATCATATTCTATAAATACCTTACACGAATCTTTACCAACGTTCACTCCATAGAGCATTACATAATCTGGAGAATGTCTTAAATCTACGGGATCAACTTGTAATAATGAATTTGAATGTTGTCTTGGTTTATAAATATTACCAATTGTTTTTTTATGAACCAATGTAAAACCATATTCTAAATTAATATGTTCACGTAGATATGTTTGTAACATATCCCAAGATCTTGAAAATGGAAATTCTCTATTGTAAATAGTAGATGATAAAATATCTGAGCCCAACGATTCGCGGTTTATTTCAAATCCTTTAGGCATTTCTACTTGACCGAAATGTAGGTCTATTTGTGACAAAACTTTCTTATGCATACCTATTACAGTATGTAGTAAACTTTTATAAAGATGTCAAGAATTAAGATCTAGTTTTTAAATCCCAAGATTGCCCAGCTTCATTCCATGAATAATAAGACAATGCTGTCTTTTGTTCTTCAGTTAATGCTGGTGCATCACCAATTGGTGATTTCCAAGATGCAGTCGCTACATCTTTTACCCATGAATTAAATGGTTTTTTTGGCCAAAAGATTTGATCATCTTCATCCCAAGTATATCCAATTCCTGCGTAATTTCCTCTAAAAGGTGTTCCACCTTTATTGTGTTTTCCACCTGCTGTATTGTAAGATGTTTGAATCCACATCTGAGCTGGCCAGTTATTATGTCTCTCTAGATATTGTTGACCTACTGATTCGTCTTCAACGCCAGATGCATTCAGCATATCACTATTGTTTAGTGTTAATACTGCTATAACTTTTCCGTTAGCTCCTAATTTTGCAAAATGTGCCATAATTGTCTCCTATTATATTTTAGTTTTTGTTAATTGTAAATCCATATTTATTATTGGTATCTATATCTAATAATAACTATTCCGCTTCCTCCAGAACCTGCCGCTGCTGGCGTACAATTATTTGATCCACCTCCACCTCCACCAGTATTAGTTCCTCCAGGACCACCATTATTAGGAGGATTACCAGGTGCCCCTGCATTTAAAGCAGAACCTCCACCAGCACCACTTGTACCACCACTTCCTGGTTGTTTACCACCACCACCACCACCTAATCCACCAGCACCACCTGGTGCACATCCAGGGTAATTACTCCATTGAGCTCCACCACCTCCACCAGCCCAATAATATGAATTTGTATCTATATTAATTTGTAATCCAACTCCACCATCTCCACCTTTACTTCCATTAGGAACTGATTGACCTACTGCTCCTGCACCTCCGCCACCACCAGCTGGGTGACCTGCTGGTCCATAACCTGTACCACCATTATTTCCTTGAGAAGGTGCTACAGGAGGTGTATTACCTGTTCCTCCAGGAATATCTCCTCCTTGATCTCCTACACCACCTCCACCAGACGCACCTGGTCCTCCTGGATTATAAGGTTGAGCAGTTCCACTTCTACTACCACCACCTCCACCACCTGCTGATGTTATTGTTGAAAAAACTGAATCATTACCATTACTTCCTCTTTGAGTATTAATGGGAGTTCCTGCTCCACCACTTCCTACTGTTATTGGATAACCCTGTGCTGAAACAGGTAATGCTGATCCTGCTCTTGGAGCACTTGTAGGAGGAGCTGTATATGTAGAGGCACTAAATCTTAATCCTCCTGCTCCACCACCTCCACCAGAAGCTTGACTACCTCTTCCGCCACCTGCTCCACCTGCTACTACCAAATAATCTACTGTAGTTGATCCTGCTGGATTACCTACGGAACAAACTGTAAAAGTTCCAGGACCTGTAAATGTATGAATTTTAAAATTTCCACATGTTGTTATTGTTCCACCTGTTGCTACAATATATGTAGGTAGTGGTAAATCAGCGTCTGTTGCTCCATAAATTGCTGACCAACCTTGTGTTGCATCTATATAAATTAAAGTAAGTGACTGACCTTGAACAGATATAAGTGCATTAGAAGCAGAGCCATTAATATTAGAACCATTTCTTCCAATAGTTAAATTATTTGTATCAAAAGTATTTGCGTAATCTTTTAAAGCTACTATATCTCCAGCTGAAGGTGTTGCTGGAAGTGTCATTGTAAATGCTGCACTAGTTGTATCACAAAAATAACCTACACCATTAACAGCGGTAAAACCTGTAGTCTTTTTAGTTGTATCCCAATTAACTGTTCCTGTTCTTCCAAACCCTGTCGCCGTTCCGCTATTTGTTATTGTTGCACCTGCTGCAATTGTAATTGTACTACCTGATTGAGCAACTAGTTCTGCTCCACTTGGTAGTTGAAAATCGGTACCAGAATTACCTAAAGTAATCGCGGTTCCGGATCGTTGACTAATTTTATTTACTTTAATTTCGCTCATAATTTTATTTTATTGGAATTTGTATCTTATTATAACTATTCCTGAACCACCTGCTGCACCATTATTTCCTGGTGTTCCATTTCTACCTACTCCTCCTCCACCACCACCTGTGTTAACTGTTCCTGAAGTACCAGCTCCAGGTGCTGGGGATGATGCACCTCCTGCTCCTCCTCCTCCAGTTCCACCAGTTCCACCTGATGTATTTCCTCCACCTCCTCCTCCACCTGAATATGATACTGGTGATCCAGAAATTGAGCTAGCAGAACCTACTCCTCCGGCACCACCATTTGCATTTGGACCACTAGCTGATGCTCCCACTCCTCCAGCTCCACCACCACCTCCGCCTGCATATGTATTACTAGCACCTGAACTTCCTCCATTACTTCCTTGTGATGGACTTGTTGGAGGGGTATTTCCTGCTCCACCAACACCAAAAGCTGGAGGACCATCTGAACTACCTCCTCCTCCACCAGATCCACCTGATAAACCATCTGAAGGATTATAATCTTCAGTTGCTCCACCACCTCCACCACCATTTGATGTTATAGTTGAAAATATTGAATTATTTCCTGATGTTCCAGGTGTTCCAGGTCCAGGTGGACCTCCTTGTATTCCACCAGCTCCTCCTGATCCTACTGTAATTGGATAACCTTGTACTGAAACTGGTAATCCTGCTGTTGTGGGACTTGGATAGTTTTGTCTAAAACCACCAGCTCCTCCACCTCCAGCTGCACCATCAAAAGCTCCTGCTCTGTTAGTGCTTCCTCCTCCACCTCCAGCTACTACTAAATATTCTACTGAATTAGATCCTGCTGGTGTTCCAGCAGTTGTTACTGTAAATGTACCTGGACCTGTAAATGTATGAATTTTAAAATCTCCACAAGTTGTTATTGTACCACCTGTTGCTGCTACAAATGGAGGAATTCCAGTTAAATCTAAAGTAGCATCATTTACATCTTTCCATCCTCGTGTTGCATCTACATAAACTAAAGTAATAGCTGCACCATTTGTTGTAATTTTAGCGTCTTGATTTACACCATTAATTTTATCTGTTCCATTTGGATCAATAGTTATATTATTTGTTGCTGCTGTATTTGCATAATCCGATATTGCTACAATTGCTCCCGCTGTTCCTGCTGGTAAATTAACTGTAATTGCGCCTGATGTTGTATTTATAAAATATCCATTACCAGATACTGCTGTTACTGGTGAAGTTGTTTTAGGAGTTGTATCCCAGTTCACGCTCCCCGATCTACCAAACCCGCTTTGCGAAGCGCCGGCTGCTAAAGTAACCGTGTCTCCCGAAGCGCCTATAGTAATAACGTTAGCTGATTCGCTAATTATATTAGCACCACATTGATTCTGAAGATTATCTACTTTAATTATACTTGTCATATTTTATTGAAATTTGTATTTTACTATAACTATTCCTGAACCGCCATTACCATTACATCCCCACCAAGCTCCTCCACCTCCTCCACCTGTGTTAGCAGTTCCATTTGTTGTAGCTTGTGGAACAGCACCACCTGGTCCATTTGCAATACCTGGTCCTCCACCACCTGGTGTAGCAGGTGCTGTAGAATAACCAGTTGGAGTATTTCCACCTCCTCCTCCTCCAGATGCATAAGTAACTGATGATCCTGTAATTGAATTTGCTGTTCCTGCTCCTCCAGCTCTTGGAGAGCCTGTTCCAGTTGTATCACTTCCTACTCCACCAGATCCTCCTCCACCAGCACCAGCAGGTATTCCAGGACTAGATGTTCCTCCATTATTACCTTGTGGTGGACTTACTGGAGGTGTGTTTCCAGCTCCACCTAATGAGCCTCCTCCACCCCCTCCACCTGATCCTCCAGCTGATGCTGCAGTTCCTCCATTTGAACGTCCTCCTCCTGCACTTGTAATTGTTGAAAAAATTGATGGATTTCCATTTGCAGAATTTGCTGGACTTATATTTCCAGCTCCTCCAGATCCAACTGTTATTGGATAACCTTGAGCTGTAACTGGTAAACCTGCTATTGCTGGACTTGGATGATTAGTTCTATAACCACCTGCTCCTCCACCTCCATCCCAAGCTCCACCTCCACCTGCTATTACTAAATAATCTACTGAATTAGAACCAGAAGCATTTCCAGCACTTGTTACTGTAAAAGTTCCTGGACCTGTAAATGTATGAACTTTAAAATTACCACAAGTAGCAATTGTTCCACCTGTTGCTGCTACAAATTGAGGTGTTGGTAAATCAGATCTATTTCCTGAATCTGTTACAATCCAACCTTGTGTTGCATCAACATATACAAAAGTTACTGAAAGACCACTAGTTGATAAAATTGCATTAGTTGCAACTCCACCAATATTAGATCCATTTCTTCCAACTGTTAAATTATTTGTTGCAAATGTATTTGCATAATCTGCTATACCTACTACTGCCCCCGCTGCGGGAGAAGATGGTAATGTTACTGTAAAAGCTGCTGAAGTTGTATCGCAAAAATATCCAACACCAGTTACTGCTGGGTTTGGGTTTGCTGTAATTTTAGTTGTATTCCAAGATACTGCTCCTGTAGGACCAAATCCTGCAGCTGTACCTTGATTAGAAATCGTTGCTCCAGAAGGAATGATAATAGTATCTCCACTTGCGCCTAACGTTAAGTTAGTCCCGCATTGTGGTTCAACTGCATTGACTTCTAGTTTACTCATTAGATAATTACCAACGTTCCTGTTACTGTAAATGCATTTACAATTGTTACTGGTCCTGCAAGAACTGCAGATTCAATAACCACGTTTTGATTTTCTAAAACTTGAGCATGAGTATAGATATCCTGTGCT